CGACGGCGCCCCGGTCAGCTTCGCCGGCGTCGAGGGATCGCCGCCCCTACCGGCGTACACGTTGCGACTCGCCGAATCCATCGACTGAGAGGAACCGACCATGCCGTCAACCAAGCTCGGACCGGGCACGCTAAAGATCGGCGCGACCGGCACGGAAATTGACGTCTCCTGTCAACTCAACGGCGGCCGGATCACGACCAACGTCAACACGGCCGACCCGATCACGACCCTGTGCGGCACGACCGAGGCCGGCGCGACGACGTTCGATTTTGTGTTCTCCGGCAACATCAACGTCGATATCAAGGCCGGCGCCGCGTCGCTGTTCGCCCTGTCGTGGGATCACCGGGGCGAGCCGCAAGAGTTTGTGTTCGTGCCGAACACGGCGGAGGGGACGTCGGCTACCGGGACCCTGATCATCACGCCGCTGGACCTGGGCGCGGACGCGTTCGGCGACCCGTTGGCGTCCGATTTTGAGTGGGCGATCGACGGCGAACCGACGTTCACCTATCCCGTCATCCCGTGACCGGCGCGCGGGTGACCGTGGTCGGCGCCGACCGGGTCGAGGCGACGATGCACGCGTTCGCCGACGACCTGCGGGACCTGGGCGACGCCCACGCCCGCGCCGGCGCCCTGTTGGCGCGTACGGCGGCCGGAAACGTGCGCCGGCGTACCGGCGCCCTGGCCGCGTCGATCAACGTGCAGGTGAGCGCACAGGGGCCGGTAATCACGGTCGGGAACTCAGGAGTGAAGTACGCCGGCCCGATCGAGGGTGGGTGGCGGGCGCACGGCATCGAACCGCAACGGTTCATCAGTCGCGCGCTCGATTCGGAATCCGACCGGGTTGTCGACACCTACGTCGACGCGGTCGATAAGGCAGCCCGTCAAATCAGAGGAGCGTGACACGATGGCCGACGCACCCGGCCGGAACGGTAAATGGACCAACCCGTATGTCAATGTTGTGTTGGCCGACGGGACCGAGTTCGGCGTACAGGCATTTAACCCTGATCTGTTGCGGTACGAACGGACCGCGAGCAAACACGGTTGGCCCGGCCCGGAGAAGGAACCGGTTTCGTGGCTCACGTTCCTGGCGTGGTCGGCGGCCCGTCGAGAGAAATTGATCCCGACCGATCTGTCGTGGGAGACGTTCAACACTGAGACGTGTTTACAGGTTTCCTCGCCGTCGGGGACGACGGTCCCCCCTACCAACCCGGGACCCGATCCCGGTTGATCATTGAACTTGCGATAGCGACGAACACGGCGCCGGCGCAGTGGCGGAATGAATCCGACGTCGTGCTCGCAACGGCGATTGACGTGCTCGACCGGGCCGCGAAACGGGCGAAAGAGAGAGGACGACGGTAATGGCGATCGGCGCCGACATCATCGTCAGGATTGCCACCGACGCATCCCGGGCCGCCGACGACGTCGACCAGGCCGCCGGGAAGTTCGGGAAGTTTCAATCCACGATGCAATCAATGGTGGCGCCGGCGACGATCGCCGTCGGCGCGATCGCCGCGTTCGGGAAGGCCGCCGTCGATTCGGCGTCGGCGACCCAACAGGCAATGGGCGCCCTTGATTCCGTGTTCGGCGCGTCCGCCGGCAAGGTGAAACAGTGGGCGGCCGCCGGCGCCGAATCGGTCGGGTTGAGCGAATCGGCGTACGGGAATCTGGCGTCCGTCGTTGGTAAGTCGATGCAATCAATGGGGTTGTCGGCCGACGCTGCGGCCGACCAGACCGGGCAACTCATCACGCTGGGCGCCGATCTGGCCGCCACGATGGGCGGCACGACACAGGAGGCCGTCGAGGCCCTGGGCGCCGCCCTACGCGGCGAATCCGACCCGGCCGAACGGTTCGGGTTGGCGCTCAAGGACGCGAACGTCAAGGCCAAGATGGCGGCCGACGGGACCGACAAACTGACCGGCGCCGCGTATGACGCGGCCCGCGCTCAGGCGATCGTCGCCCTCGCGACCGAGCAGGCGGCCGGCGCGAACGGTCAATTCGCCCGGGAGGCCGGCTCGGCCGCCGGCGCCCAACAAATCGCGTCGGCCGAATGGGAGAATGCGAAAGCGGCATTAGGTGAGGCATTGTTGCCGGCCGTCGTCGCCGTCACGCAAGCCCTCGCCGAGTTCGCGAAATGGGCGCAAGAGAATCAGACACTCGTGCTCGTGTTGGTCGGCGTCATCGGCGGTTTGGCGATCGCCGTCCTCGCCGTCAATGCCGCGTTGGCGTTGTCGTCGGCGGCGACGGCCGTCGCGACGGCCGCACAATGGGCGTGGAATGCGGCGATGGCCGCGAACCCGGTCGGTTTGATCATCGTCGCGATCGCCGCCCTGATCGCGATCATTGTGCTGGTCGTGACAAATTGGGAATGGTTTCGTGATCAATTCCTCGCGATTTGTGAAATTGTCGGCAAAGCGGCCGAATCCGCGTGGAATTGGATTGTCGACACGGTGAAGTCGGCCGTTCAGGGAATCAAGGATGCGGCCGGCGCCGTGTTCGAGTGGTTCGGCGAGAGATGGGAATGGCTCAAGCAAACCGCGTCGGACGTGTGGGAATCAATCAAGTCGGTCGCGTCGACCGTGTGGGAAGCGATCAAGGGAATCGTTGTCGGCGTGTGGGACGGGATCAAATCCACCATTGATTCCGTCGGTAGTTTCATCATCGGGTTGTGGGATAAACTCAAGGCGGCCGGCGTCGCGTGCTGGAATGCGATCAAATCGGCGCTCGACTTTTTGATGACGCCGTTCAATGCGATCAAAAACGCGATTCAATGGGTTATTGATAAGCTGAAAACGGCGTGGGACTGGGCGACGAAACTGATCGGGAAGATTCCGTTCGTCGGCGGTTTCCTGTCGTCCGACACGGCCGCCGTGTCGGCGTCGGCGTCGACGCCGACGGCCCTGTCGTCCGCCGGTCTGGGCGCCCGTCTGGTGCGGCCGGGTGTCCGGGCCGGCGGCGCCCCGACGACCGTCGTGGTCAACGGCGCCCTCGACCCGGTCGCTGTGGCGAATCAGATCGAGTCGATCCTGTTGCGGCAACGCCGGCGGACCCGTGGCGTGTTCGTATGATCGCCGCGTCGTGTTCGGTTTACATCGCCGGGACGTTGATCCCGGACGGGTCGGCCGGCGACCCGGCCGCGCCGTTGGCGTTGTCCGGCCTGTCGATCCATTGGGGCCGCTCGACCACGGTCGACCAACCGGAACCGGCGACGTGTTCGGTTGACATCCTCGACCGGGGCGCCGGCCCGGTCCGCGTCGACCAGCTGGTCGCCCTGGGCGCGACCCTGGTCGTCAACGCGGCGATCGACGGTCACGCGTCCGTGATCGTGTTCGCCGGCCGGATCACCGACCTCGATATCCAATGGGACGACGCCGGCGGCGCCGTCTGCGAGGTCATCGCCGCCGATCTCATGGCCGATCTGGCCAACCGGTACGTCGGCGCCGAACCGTGGCCCGCCGAGTCGTTACAGGCCAGGGCGCAACGCATCCTGACCAGCATCGGCGCCGGCGCCGCCGTGACCGTCGACGCGCGGCCGGCCGCCCTGCCGGTGTCGAGGATGGACGTCGACCGGCAGGCGGCCGCGAACCTCATCCGAGAGTTGGCCACGACCGGCACGGCGGCCGCGTGGGTGGTTGTGCCGTCGGCGACGGCCGCACCCGGGTTGCGGATCGAGGACCCGTCCGCCCGGGGCAGTATGCGCGCCCTGGTGCAACAGGTTCCGTCACTGTTGTGGGTGATCGCGCCGTCGGCGTCGGCGTCGAGCCCGCTCGACGCGTGTTCAGTGTTGCGTGATCCGGTGCACTGGACGCGGGCGACGGCCGATCTGATCACCCGGGTGACCGTCCGATGGTTGGATCAAACGACGTCGCCCGACCCGACCGAACGGACCGTGAGCCTGGTCGATCCGTCGTCGGAAACGGCCTACGGCGCCCGTGGCCTGTCCGTCGGGACGGTGCTGGCCGACCAGGCGTCCGCCGACCAGGCGGCCGCCCTGATCGTGTCCGGTCACCGGCCGTCGGCCGTGTGGCGGGTGACCGGCCTGGCGTGGGATTTTTCCGTGACGCCGGTGACGACGGCAACGACGGCCCTGGCGTTGCAATTGCTCGACAACGCGACCCGGATCGGGTTGCCGCTACTGGTCGGCCCGTTGCCGGCGTGGGCGCCGGCCGGCGCCGAGGCCGGCGTCTACGTCGAGGGTGGGACGTATCAGTACCGCGACGGCCGATGGATTCTCGGGCTGATCGGCGCCCCCGGCACCGGCGCCGGCGGATCGCTGTCCTACTGGCAAACCGACGGTTCGATCCGGTATGTCGACATTGACCCGGCGATCACATTTCTCGACATGATCGGCGTCGGCCCCCGGGGCAACACGGGACCGTCATGGCAAGACATCGCCGCCGGCCGTTCCTGGGCGTCCGTGCCGGCCGGAACAGATTGGAGTGAGTTCGCATGACATCACTGACCCCGGGCGGCCTGCCGTACCCGGAATCGACGCTCGACATCAACCAGGGCGCCAACGACATTAAAGCGTTGGCGTTGGCGCTCGACTCGCGCGGCGCCGGCCGGTTGGTACAGGTCGGCCAACAACTGTTGACGTTCACTTACGCGACCGCGAGTCTGACGTTTCCGACCGCGTTCAAGGCCGGCACGACGCCCTATGTTTTCGTCGCCGGCGGCGACGGCGCGAACGCGAACAACCAGGTTCCGTGCTGCGTCGCCGTCGGCCCGTCGAACGTCTCGGTGACCGTGTCGGCCGTGATGGTGAGCGGCACCGGGGCCGCGTCGGCGTGGGCGACGAACGGAAAGCAAATGAACGTTGTGTTTATCGCGATCGGCGTCGCGCCGTGATCGCCACCCAGGTCACGACGTTCGACGCGCCGGCCGTCCCGCTCACGGCCGCGCCGGCGGCCGCGCCGGCGTACGCCGGGTCCGGCTCGACGCCGGGCGGCCTGCCGTATCCCACGATCAACGACAAACTCAGCCAAACCGATCAGTACATCGCCGACCTGGCCGACGCCGTCGCGATCCGGCTCGCGAACCCTGGCCTGGTCGTCGGCACGGGCGTCGTCACCACGGACGGCAACGGTCAGGTGTGGATGGAATGGACTGCCCTGGCGACCCTCGACGGGTTGGTCGTGGTCCCGTTAATTCAGAACTTGGACATGTGGGCGATTTGGCCGACCGTCATGCAACGCGGCACGAACCCGGGCGGGTGGGCGTCCGCGCTCGTGCGGTTCCGCAAGTGTCCGATCAGTGTCTACGCCGCCGATCTCGCGCCGTTGGTGGGCGGCCTCATGGTCTGCTCGTACGCGTGGGGTCCGCCCCGATGAGCACGCCGCTGCCGCGTCCGGCGCACACGGCGCGCGCTCAATACACCGATTGGTTCATCCGGTTGTTGGCCGAATCCGTGGACGGCCGACTAGGCGGTTCCGTGCTGGTCGTGATGATCGCCCACAACGGCAACACTGAGGGTGACGGCGTGATCCGGGTGCCGGCGCCCGGGTTGGGACAGTTGGCAGGCGCGATCCTGACGGCCGGTCACGTCACGGCGCCCGGCGTGGTGACGACGATGCCGCCGATCCCGCCGGCGTCGATCGGCCGCACCATCCCGTACACGGCGGTCAACCTGTCGTTGCAAACGTTGGGCGTCGGTTCCCTGGTCTGCCGGGCGATGACGACGCCGTGGGACAACGGCGTTTATCAAGGTCAGGTTCAGCAATATGGGTCGCAACCGGTGAAGGGGAATACGGCCGTGAAAGTGTCCGGGCTCGCGTGGGGACCGAAAGCATGACGCGGCCGGCCGGCACCACACCGAACGGTCTGCCCTACCCGGGGTCGGTCGACATCCACGCGCGGACGCCGGCCGCGTTGCAATCGTTGGCCGAAGCGATCGAGTCGAAACTTACCGCCGTCACGCCCGGGATCATCCTCGACCCGTGGCGCGGCATCGTGAACCTTCCATCGTTCGGCGGTTCGTATTCGACGTTCACGATCCCGTTCCCACGGTTGGCGGCCGTCAACGGGTGGGTCGGCATCTATGGCGTCGATGACGGCGGAGGGTTGCAGGACGGTTTCGTGACTTGCGTGCCGGGCGCCGGCGGCAACGGGTATTTCACGGTCGCCCCGTGGACACGGGTCAAACCGACCACGGCGATCACCGTTCACGCCGTCGGGTGGGGGCCGCCCCGTTAACGGCGGCCGACGCCGGCGAGCAACACGACGGCCGCCCCGTACAGCGCGAAACGCCAGAACAATAACCGCGCCCGATCACTCATGCCGCTAGTGTGCCGGTAACGGTCGCGTCGCCCTGCCCCGGCCCCCTCGCCCCGGGCGGCGCGATCGCCCCCGCATCGCACCCGGGAGGAACATTGATTGTTTGCGACGGATGCCGCCTAGAACGGTCTGTGAACGGCCGGGAGTACCGGTATCGGGTGGTCTGCCTTTCCTGCCGATTCGCCTCTCCCTGGTGCACGAACCGGCCGTTATGGGACGACACCCGATATCGCTCGTGGCTGACGCCCCGGGCTCGCGCGATCCGGGCGGCCGACCGGCACCTACGTGGCGGCCGGAGTGTCAACGTATGATTGACACCACATAGGGCCGATCCGGCGTGACAACCGGC